TGGCTCCGTTATTTGTATTGTAGTTATGTTTGCATTTATATACGATCTTGTTATGGAGAGGGTATCTAAATGACACCTAAACGTGCTAACAAGATTGTGAAAATCAGATTGGATAACACAGATGAAAATGAGGATTAAAAAACCTGAAAATGTGTATGAGAGGCCTTCTTGGGTTGGTGAGATGGATAAATTTGATGGTCAGGTCATTAACACATATGTGTTTAATATGACTCTTGCTGACGACCAGTCTTATACATACTTCAGGTACTATGGTTATTATTTTAATCAAAAATGGCTAGTTCCTGTTGTTATTACTTTGGATGAGTCTGTTTTGGAAGGTCTATGACACCGACAATCAGTATCAAAAAACGTAAGTATTTCCGACAGTTAAAGTCGGGTGTAAAAGTGTTGTCTAAAGCTGAGAAACTTTCTCTTGTGGCAACTTTGAATCTATGGTCCATACGTAAGTAGAAAAGGAGCAAAAGAAATGAAATCCATCGTAATTAAAGAGCAGTACATTCTTGAGCAAGGCTGGCCAGAGTCTCTGATTGGGGCAGCTCGTATCGTTCGTCGTGAATCTAACCACGCTTATAAAATTGTGAAACAAGAGGGCGGTTATCGTGGAGTTCCTAAAGATCAGGTAGAGTTTGTCTCTGCTGATTCTGTTGATGCTCAAACTCCTGAAGAAGTTAAACTTCCGACTAATACATCTCAGTTGCTGGAAGCCGCAGAACGTCTTTATCAAATGTCTTTCTTGAGTAGTACTACTGTGGCTGGCCGTGTCTTTGAAGTTCTGGATAAGTTTACAGAGATAGTCGTAAACAAAGACGGACAAGAAGAACAACATCTGTTTTATCGTATTCAGTACCGAGATCGTACTGTATCGTTGCCGGCATGGTGCGTATGTGCTTTGCCGGTGATTCCTCTCGATGAAAATGATATTGGTACTTTTGTTCGTAAGTTTGGTCTTGATCGTTACCAAGAAGTGATGCAGGGTTTCTCTGAGATCGTCAAGGGTAAAGCAGATGGTACGTTCATTACTCGTGACGTGTGGGAAGGAGAGGCACGTTATACCATCCGTAAGAAGGTAGGTAAACAAGGACAGATCACTCTGCTATCTAAGTTTGGGGCACATCAACAGTTGCCGGAGGTTATCTAAATGGCTTTGTCTACAGTAAGCTGCGTTGCTCCTGAACCCGGCAAGATTAATGCAGGTAATTTCCAATCCAATGCATGTTTTGGATATGTCCAATACAAACTTCCTGTTCAGGATAAGAACAAACCTCTAAATAAGAACATGGTTATTCAGTATCTTTGTGCACCAAAGACAACCAAAGATTCTGATTATGAAGAGAACCACCTGTCTGTTAGTGGATATGAATTCCCACGTCCTCTTCATGTTCTTCCAGAAGGAAAACAAATCCACAAGAATACTCTCACAAAAGAAGAGACTGATTTGTGGATTGATCTTCTTCGGAAATCTGGGTTCAAGTTTCATATCCTGTTGAATGAAGTTGTTAATGGAGTCCCTGTGTATGTGTTCGAGGTACACTCAGAGGAACACATGAATTATTGGGGACTCACTCTTGGTACTCTGACAGCTCTCCGCTACATCAATGAGGCACCTGATTGTGTACGATCAGCAGCTATCTTGGTTAAGAAGTTCCCTAACCACAGTTCTTGGGATATTCTACAAGCAGCTCTCCGCTGTACTGTAAAAGACGTACTCAACATAGATCATGGTAGTAAGGTGAGTGGTCATAGTCTGATCTATAGCTTTGGAGTAACATATCCTAGTTGTTACGCTGAGTGTGTAGACTCATTCTTGAATTCTGTTGTTAAGAAGGTTGAGTCTTGGAAGGTGCAGTCCTCGTTTACATATTCCGGTACTATATACCATTATATGGATGTGAAAACGATTAAGGACATTAAAGAAGGAACTATTCATGTATAACGTATATGCAAGTGCTGGATACAGCGGCTATCTATACCCTCTTCTTCGTACTGGTAAGTTTAAAGAAGTAGATGATATTATGCTGGCTGATCTTGTTCTGTTTGCTGGTGGTGCCGACATCGATCCGGGTATCTACGGACAGGAGATGGGTTCTCATACGTATATTAATCCTCGACGCGACACTATTGAGATCGAGGACTACCATACTGCAAAGAATGCTAATATTCCAATGGTGGGTATCTGTCGTGGTATGCAATTGATTACTGCACTTGAAGGTGGTAATCTGTTTCAGCACGTAGACAACCATGCAGGTTATCGTCATGATATGGTTACTGTTGAAGGTGAACAGATTCTGGTTAACAGTCTGCACCATCAAATGTGTAATCCATGGGCAGGAGTAAAAGACTTTACAGTCATTGGTTGGACTCCTAGCAGACTGGCGGGTACTATCATCGGCGCGGGGGACCTGTCTGTTGCTCCTCCTCCTGTAGAACCTGAGGCTATCTACTACCCAAACTCAAATGCATTCTGTGTTCAGTGGCATCCTGAGATGATGAGTCCTAGTCGTGACTCTGATCGTATTGCAATCAACTGGTACACAAACCATGTTGAAATGTTGATGGAGGATACTATCCATGAGCGTTACAAGGCAGCTTAGAGTAGGAGACCGGGTTAGATTCACCAAGGAAAGAATCCAACAGGGATTTGATAAATTTCCGGGTAAACTTAATCCAAATGGAGAGTTTAAAATTACAAATGTTGAGGGGAAGTTTGTAAATATCTCAGGAACTACATGGCCCTCTTTTGGTTGGTATCCAAGCTCATTTATGTTGGCTGATCCAGTTTTGTTTGACATTGATTCTATTTCACAGGAGATTTAAAATGACTATTTATGTTGGCTTTGACCCGGAAGTATTCCTGAAAAACAAAGACGGTAAGTTCATCTCTGCCGTTGGTCTGGTTGGTGGTTCCAAAGAACATCCGAAGTCTATTGGTAACGGTTGTTATGTGCAAGAAGATAATGTTGCAGTAGAATTCAACACTCCTCCTGTAGATGTTTTTGAGGACAAAGCAGCAGAAAAGATTAAAGGTTACTTCCAATATGTTATGGACTGGCTTGAAGAAAATGTATGTAAGCCAAATGGTCTTGTGATTGCAACTGAAGCATCTGCAATCTTTGATGATGACCAACTACAGACAGAAGCAGCCAAGACTTTTGGTTGTGATCCTGATTACAATGCTTACACTGGTCAAGAGAATGCCAAGCCAATCGGTCCTCAAGGACTTCGTACTTGTGGTGGACACATCCATGTTGGGTATGGTAACTGTAATAAAGAACTGAACAAATACATCATCAAGTATTTGGATCAGGAACTTGGACTTCACTCTGTTCTGGAAGATACCGACAGTCGTCGTCGTATCTTGTATGGTAAAGCAGGAGCATATCGTGACAAGAGTTACGGGGTAGAGTATCGTACACTATCTAACTATTGGATCAATGACATCCAATACTTCAAACGTATTGTTAAAGTAATCTCATCTCTTGGGTATGATGAAGATGAGTTTTGGTCAGCCTTTGAACAAAGTGCTCTAGACTATGAGGATATGGATGAAGCAGTACAACACACCATTAACAATAACGATGTGGTGATGGCAAAGACTTTGTTGAAGGAGCTTGAATCGTGGTAATAGTTCATGGGCTGGAATATACCAGAGAGGACTTCTGTCGTAGGTTTAGGGATACCTATGTGGAAATGGTAGACGGTACTATCATGCAGCCACGGGACACTTTTGATGGTATCGTTATGGCAAATGTTCTGACGTTCAATCAGTACGGAGATACTACCACCGAGGCACGTACAATCCCAATTCCTGACTTCCAAATCAAACGATTCATTCCGGAGGCAGGTTACTTCAATGTTGCTGCTGACAATCATCTGGTAGGATTTTACTTGCAGATGAAAACACATCGACAGACAACGGCAGGACTTAGCAGCAATCGTGTTAATTGTCTTGTTAGTGGTATTAATCTTGCAAGAGCATATAAAGGATTCTATGCTTCGTTGGCAGAGGCAGCACACACATCCCATCACAATAATTCTTTGGTTGCTGTGAGTAGGAGCTTTGCTCTCAAGAATAAACACATCCTTTTTCGAGGTGTTAAAGTTGGTCGTTATGATGCTAATAGGATTCTGTTTGATCCTGACACTCAAGAAGAGGTTGTTGAACGTTTTGAAATGGAAGGAGTGGCTAAATGGTAGTCTCTGAATATTATGGTCTTGGTAGGATGGAAGGCACCATGTTCGGGTTTGAGATCGAACTGGAGAACTGTGTACAACGTAAAGATGTTGTTACTGAAGGTCTGTTTCATGTAACAGAAGATGGTAGCCTTCGTAACACTGGATTGGAGTTTGTGTCTGTTCCTTTGCATAAAGAGACTTATAAAGAGGACTACAAGAAGATTGTAGCTTCGATTAAAGACTCGTACCCAACAGCAGAGGCAAGTGGGCGTTGTGGTCTACACATCCACACCAATGTCCGTGACATGACAATCAAGCAGGTAGGAAGGTTTCTGACTCTGTATTGTCTGGTAGAAGCAATCATCTTTCAACATGCAGGAGAACGTAACACCAATCACTTCTGTGTACCTCTCACCGAGTCTGAATATGCCGGTGCATATATCTCTGCTGCTCGGGCCAGTGAAGATTCTATTCTACGTCTTGTAAGTACTGCACATAAGTATGCAGCATTCAACATCAAGACGGTAGGTTCTCTCGGTACTGTAGAGTCTCGACATCTTCCCGGAGCATATTGGGACAGTGATATTCCCTTGGAGTTGGCTGCTGTTATCAACAACCTCCGCACACTTGCAATGCAGCCTATTCCTTTGGAAGAGTTCATTCAAGACATTCGTTGCTTGAACATGATGTCTAACTACGAACAGTTCTTGAACAAAGTATTTGGAGATCGTTTGTTGGGTGTTGATTGTACTAGTCGCACAGTACATAACATGCTTAGGGCAGCAGTATTCTTGTTCAAAGTAAATTCGAAAGGTTAATCAAATGTGTGGCATCGTAGGCTTTGTTAGAACATCCTCTACTTACGTACAGCGTATCGACAACTTGATGGCTGACTTGTTGCTGTTTGATTCGGTTCGTGGTGACGACAGCACAGGTGTATTCTACTCCAAGAAACAGTATGACAAAGGTACGTCAGTTCAGATGTATGGATATGCTAAACGAGCTGTAGCTGGATGGGAATTCATTCGCTCGAAAGAATTTAATGATGTGGTCAGTACACCAAGTAACTTGCTATTTTGTGTTGGACACAATCGGGCAGCAACCCGTGGAGCAGTTACAACGGATAATGCACATCCATTCCTTCGTAACAATGTAACTCTTGTTCACAATGGTTCTTTGCGTAATCATCACAGCATGACTAAAGAGTTGATTCAAGTAGACTCTGAGGCTATTACAGAATGTATTAGTACCAAAGGACTCAAGCATACTGTAGACACCATGGAAGGTGCGTGGTCTCTTGTGTGGCACGACAAGGACGACAACACACTTAACTTCCATCGCAATGAACAGCGCCCAATGGTGTTTATTGTATGTGAGAACTTGCTTGTGTTTGGTTCTGAGGAAGGTATCTTGCGTGCTGCTCTTGATCGTAACGGCATCAAGATTAAAGAAGTATATAGTTCTGTTCCGTATAGTCATATCAAGTTTGTTCTTGATAATAGCAAAGGACATGTTGTAGATTGTGTGGAGGAGACTATTCGTCCAGCCCCAAAGCCTATTGCCGTAACTCCATATCGAGGTCACTACGGCAACATGGACGAATGTTGGGACACAGGGTACTATCATCAATTGCTTCCCACTGAGGATGAACAGCTCGGAGTAGGTGCTGCCAGTGGACAAACTGTAGACACTACTAAGTATCCTATCAACGCTGTCAAACCTCACCTAGGTGTTGGACAAGACATCGTGTTCTGTCTGTTGGATTACGACAGCAAAGGAGCAAACCAAGGCTATTACAACATCGAAGGTGAATTCATGTTGCGTAAACACGAACACATCTCTATCGTTGGACAAGCATCTATTGGGGTATGTAACTTTGTGATGAACAACAAACGAATGATGAAAGGTAAGATCAAGAAGATCGAACACATTCAGAATGGTAAATACTTGATCGTAGAAGTAGAGAGTTGTGTAGGTACTCAACTGGATGATCCTGTCTATGTAGCATCTTTTGAAAGGGTAGAAAGTGAAGCTCGTATTCCAACCGTATAAATACTCTGAAGGCCTGTCCCTGATCTGTGAAAAGCTACGTGAGATGGGACATAAAGCAGTTCAATGTAAACCTGAAAACTCTCGGTATAGGATAAAACGAAATGATACAGTCTTTAAGTGGGGTGTCTCTTCTGGTGGTAAACTTGCTCAGTACAATCGGTTTCGGGATTTCGGCGTACCTCATGCTGAGTTTAATACGGATACTCGACAAGCCAAATCTTGGGTTCTGGAAGGGCATCGCGTGTTGTGTCGGACTGTCCTTAACGGTCATGGTGGGGACGGTATCCATATCGCTAATGCCAATGACGTTGACTCGGTGGTTGACGCTCCTCTATATACCAAGTATGTAAAGAAGCAACGAGAGTTCAGGGTGCATGTATTTCTGACAGATGGAGAACCGCAATACTATGTCACTGAAAAGAAGCGCATGGCAGCAGAACGCCGCCCAGAGACCTTCAACAAGTATATTCGAAATCATAGCAATGGCTGGGTATTCTGCCGGGACATACAACCCGTTCCGGAGGAGGTTTTGGAGCAGTCCACAAGAGCAGTTGGGGCTTTGGGCCTCACCTTTGGTGCAGTTGATGTTGGTTGGCATGACGAGCACGGAATCTGCGTTTATGAAGTCAACTCAGCCCCCGGCGTTGACAACGAAACAGCACTCTGGTATGCAGAAAGGTTCTCAAATGTTTAGTATAGGAGATAGATTCTGGCTATCCTTTTATTCACGGATTAATACTATTGTTCGTGTTACTAAAAAGTACATTATGTATCGTCCTGATGGAGACCATAATATATATTCAGTTCCAATTACTACAATGGAAATGTATGACCGGAATGGAGAACTACACGTAAAAAGATTTAAAAGAAGTATTGACATGGATGTAGTTGCTGATCTATAATAATAACTGTTGGAGGGATTATAATATGATTTGGTTTGAAGTTGTAGAAGATTTGGGAGATGGGTCTTCCGCCACACGTCGATTTAAAACAGAAGAAGAGGCCAGTAGGTACGTGACAAAGAATGCGGAATACTGTTACAGCGGATATGATAAGGTAAATACAGACAGTGAGTGGTTCTGGCATACTATCGAAGGAGAATATGAATGAGTCGATGTGTAAGTTGTAACTGTATTCTAACTAGCCGAGAGATGACTATTAAAGGAGCTGTGTCAGGAAAGTTCCTTGACCTGTGTAAGTCCTGTCTCTCAGATGCTGACATTGATTATGACGAGAATCCTAGTCTACCAGACAACGATGCTCCATACGAATTTGAGGAAGAAGATCATGAAGAAGAATAGTAAAACATATCCAGAAGGATATGTCTTTAAAGTAGGAACAGTGTTCAAAGAAGCCGATACACAATGGATTATTACAAAAGTATGTGAGTATACATATGAATGGAGATACCTCAATATGACAGGAGCTGGGGTTTCTTGGACACACAAAAACGCAATTGACAAAGTTAATGCGGGGTATGCTACAGTGAAAGAACCTGATCCAGTTAAGTATGATGAATCTGTCTTGGAGGGTTTGTAAATATGGCAATTAAAATTGGAAGTAGAATTAAGTTACGTCAGAATTCATATCCGTACAATGTAGTAAAAGGATTTAACAAAGATGCAGATGCTGTATTTGTAGTGAGTGTAAGAGTTGGTAATTATTGGTATGTTGTCAATGAAACTACCGGATGGCGATTGCCTATCAGTGTTCTTGCAGAGGAATGTACTACGGCTGACAAACGTAAGTTACATATGAGATATCTGAAAGGCCTATAAGGCCGGGATTCCTGAAAGGAAAGGCCTGTGACATGAAACGAATAGATAGGAACTATGTACCAGAGGTTGGAGATGTTATATACGAATCTGTACATCACAAGAACGGATGGAGAATTGCCAGGATTGAAGGAAGTAGTTGTTGGCTAGCAAATCCAACTGGTAGTGTTATGCAAACTGCCTATCACATTGATTGTCTGAGTGCTTGGACTCATCTTTGGGTAAAGAAACATAAACGTGTATTAGACTGGAAAGCAATAGATGAATGTCTCGATATCTAGATCAGACACATTGTCCAAAGTGTCCAAGCTCAGATGCGTATACTACCTATGAGGATGGTTCTGGATACTGTTTTAGTTGCGGCTATTTTAAGCCACCTCTAGGACGTTCTAATCAGTCTATGAGGAAAGTATTAGACAAATACTCACAGATCGATTCTAGGGCTGTTTCTGTTGAAGGAAGGGGTACTATCATGCTTCCGTCAGACGCTTCTTCTTATATACCACACGAACCGTTAGTATGGTTAAAACAATATGGACTGACAAACGATGAGATACGCAGAAATCACATCTGTTTCTCTGTACAGGAACAGATACTTATCTTTCCGTACTTTGATAGAGACGGTAATTGTATCTTCTGGCAAGGTCGTTTCTTTCCCAAGAGATCACCTAAGATCACATCGCAGGGTATGGCGAAGAACACCCTTGCAATTGTTCCTTCCGAGGGGACACCCAGCACTGTTGTACTCGTCGAAGACCCGGTGTCAGCTATCAAAGTTGCCCGGATACTCCCGACGCTATGCTTATTTGGCAGCCACGTCCCTCTATCGACAGCGGTGTATCTACAAGCACAGTATGAACACTGCATTCTTTGGTTGGATGGAGACAAAGCGAAAGAGGCAGTGAAGTTCTCACAGAGATATAGTTATCTGTTCAAGGAGGGTATACATGTAGTTAGGACAGAGAAAGACCCAAAAGAGTATTCAACAGAGAAGATAAAACAATACTTGACTTCTTAAACAGAAAGGAGTATAATTATTAATATTGATATTATTATTATTTATCTATTATTAAATAATGGTATATATAATAAATATATTCATTTAATAAATGAAAACCATTATAAAGTAAATAATAGAGAAGTTTTTAAGTTGTTTAGAACTTTAAAGAACTTGAAAGCTAAAGAAGGAGACAGGAACATCTCTGTCGAGGAGCTTGCTCTGTTCTTCTACTCTACACACCCTGTCCTGAAACCGGAGGAGAAACAAGCATTCGATATCATCTTTCAACAGATGTCAGAGTCTTCTGTCTCTGTGGAAGTTGCAGAAGGATACTTCACTGCTCATCTACAGCGTGTAAAGGCATCTGAGATCGCTTCTATTGCTCTGGACATAGTGGAGGGTAGGAAAGACTACACAGAGCTTCTAGAGGCTGTTTCTGACGAAAAGAAACCTACTGTAGATGATAAGGAGTTTGTTACAGATGATCTTCAAGATTTATACAATAGCACCAGACATACTATGGGGCTACGATGGCCGCTTAGATATCTTAATCAGTCTCTCGGTTCTCTTCGCGTAGGAGACTTTGGTTTTCTCATTGCAAGACCAGAGACAGGTAAGACTACCTTCGTGTCACAAGTAGCCACTTACATGACTGAACAACATGATGGGAATACTCTGTGGATTAACAATGAAGAACGTGGTACAAAAGTAAAAGTACGGAACTTTCAAAGTCTCTTTGGTGTAACACAAGAAGATTTGTTCCGAGACATCCAGCATTACAACAAAAGTTATGCAGAACGGATAGGAACCCGGCTTAAAATCTATGATGACTCTGCTATCAGTTATCGTAAGATTGAGCAACTCTGTAAAGAGTTTCAACCTAAGCTAATCATCATCGATCAGTTGGACAAGATCAAGGGCATGTCAGGAGAAGGGCATTTCATGCTCAAGGACTTGTATCAGTGGTCTAGGGAGTTAGCCAAGAAGTATGCTCCTGTGATTGGTGTGTCTCAGGCAGGAGCTACAGGAGAAGGCCAGCTATATCTCAACATGGGAGACATTGACGGTTCTAAGACAGGTAAGCCGGGAGAAGCAGACTGGATTCTTGGTATTGGTAAAGACCCAAACAAACCAGAGTATGTACGAGGTCTTGCAATTCTCAAGAATAAACTAACAGGCGATGATGACTCTATTGAGGCTCTTCGCCATTCCAAGAAACAAGTATTGATTGTACCAGAGATTGCTAGATACGAGGAGTTTGGTGATGAGTAAACTATTTCAAGAGATTATCTTTCGTCAATGTACAGACGATGAGTTGGTTCTGATTGCAGACTTCTTGAATGCGGCCTTTGATGATAACATTCCAGATGCTGAATATGACGAACTATTTGTTCAACTGAAGAAAGTAGTTAGACAATATGCGGACACTGATATTCGACACGGAGAACACGGGGGCGATCAGGAACAAAGCGAATCCGTTTGATAAAAGAAATGAGTCTGTACTACTATCATTTGTTGGTACAGATCATAAGATGACTTCCATTGACCCGGGATGTGACTTCGAAGAATTCAATTCTGCTTTGAAAGATAGCGATTGGGTTATCGGATTCAATCTCAAGTATGATATGCACTGGGCCAGACGTTATGGAGCAACCTTCAAAGGTAAAAATCTTTGGGATGTTCAACTAGTACATTTCATCCTTACTGCTCAAGAGAAGGCATTTCCCAGTCTTAACGAAGTTGCAGAGCACTATGGACTTCCGTGTAAGATAGACGTAGTAAAGACTGAGTATTGGGAAGTTGGTCTAGATACAGATGAAGTTCCTTGGGACATCTTGGTGGAGTATTGTGAACATGATGTATGGCTTACTGAGCAATGTGCAAAAAGACAGATGCAAGAGTTTAGACAGTTGGACAGAAAGTTACAAGCAACAATCAGGATTGCTCTCTCTGATCTTGAAGCTATTGCAGAGATGGAGTGGAATGGATTCTACTATAACAAGGACCGTTCATTTGAAGAGGCAGAACGTCTACAAGAACGTATCAAGGAAATACAAGATACATTAGACATTCTGACTAATACAGAACATCTCAAGATCAACTGGGGTTCTGGAGATCAGGTATCTGCTGTGCTTTATGGAGGCCCAGTAAAAAGGATTGAACATGAAACGTACATCTTTGAGTACAAAGACCCAAAGAAACCCCCTGTTGAAAAGGTTCGAAAAGTTGAAAGGATTCACGAACTCCCTAGACTTGTTAAACCAACCAAAGGTACTGAACTTAAAAAAGAAGGATTCTATGCCACAAATGAAGGTGCTCTACGAAGTCTAAAAGCAACTAAGAAAGTAACAACAATCATTTCTCTGTTACTTGAACTAGCTAAACATGAGAAGCTAGTCAACACGTACTTCTTAGGTATGCCAGACAAGTTAGAAGAGTTTGGTTGGACAGATGGTTACATACACACCAGTCTAAGTTCCTGTACAGTAGTCACAGGGAGGCTAGCTTCTGGTAAACCAAACCTACAGAATATTCCTAAACAGAATAAAGTTTGTTTTGAGAGTCGTTTTAAACATGGGAAAACACATTATGCAAACCATCTTTACACAGATTGAACAGTGGGCATACGATCGTAACCTTATTAAAGGTAGCACACAACAAGCACAACTAGGTAAGCTCATGGAAGAGATTGGGGAACTTGCCAAGGGGATTAATAAGAAAAACACACCACAAATTATTGATGGTATTGGAGACTGTCTTGTTGTGCTGACCATACTTGCTAGACAAATTGATTGGCCTTTGGAGGGATGTGCTATTGTAGCCTACGAAGAAATCAAAGATCGTAAAGGTAAGATGATTGATGGAGTGTTCGTGAAGGAGTCTGACTTGTAATGCCGATCTTAAATGTGGACTTCAAAGCTCTTGAGTGGAGGACAATAGTTGAGTTGTCTGGAGATAAGATAGCACTACAGGAGATCAATGATGGCCTAGACTTCCACACAGACAATCAGAAACGGTTTAGCCTACCAAGCCGACTCATTGCTAAAGTATTTCTGTTTAGGTGGATTTACTTAGGGTCTGCATATGCATATTCTAAAGACCCAGACTTTGCCTCTGTGAGCACTTCTGTAGGCTTCTGGCAGGACATCATCGACCAGTTCAATGAGAAGTATATAGGCATCTCTACATGGCATAAGAACGCCATCAATATAGCAATGAGGACAGGTAAATATGTAAGTCCAGTAACAGGACGTATCTATAAGTTTAAACCTAAACAAACATGGAATGGAGATACTAAATGGCCTGAGAATGACATTGTAAATTATCCTAATCAAGGTTTGGGGGCGGATATTGTTGCGCTAGCAAGGCTAGAACACTTCAAGTATCTACAGAATAATAATCTACTGGACAGGATTAAACCCCTGCTTACCGTACATGATAGCCTTGTTTATGATTGTGATTATGGCCATGCTTGGTATGAGGCATATGTATCACTCAAAGAAATCATCCACCGATTGCCAGAACTCTGGGAAAGAAAATATGGACAACGACTCCTAGTTCCACATGACGTAGAAGCAGAAGTAGGAATTAATTATCAATGGATGCATAGTTTTAGTTGACACTATAATTTCTGCATGGTATAATATTACGTATAGAGTGTAGTTTTATTAACAGAGAGGGAAGTAATGAGTGTATATACAGGTACAGTAGTTTCAGTAGCATTGAACATTCAAGCAACAAAGCAAGCAGGAGGTACTTATGCAGCATGGCGTCTGATCTATACAGACAGCCGAGGAGAAGTAAAGAACATTACTAAACCTGTTACTGGTCTTAAATTTAACCGTGCACTTGAAGGACAACTGAAATCACTTAACCCCGGAGACGAGATCACTATTGTTCAAGAAAAGAATGACGCAGGTTTCCTTGACATTAAGAGCATCACTAAAGGACAAGCAGGAGAAGTTCCTACGCTATCTCAGAACGACAAGCAACCCTCTAGTACTCCTGCCCCTAGTCCTAGTAACCGTAACTTTGAAACGTCTGAGGAACGAGCACAGAAGCAGGTCTATATTGCACGACAAAGCTCCCTAGAGAGGGCAGTGACTCTATATCCTAAGAAGTCACCACAAGAAATTATTGAAGTTGCAGAATTCTTTAAAGACTATATCTTCAATGGTATTGAATCTGCATCTACTGGTAGTAGTTATGATGATTTGCAAGACGATATCCCACAATAATAAGGACACACAATGATTAATAAATATGAAATTATCGAAGTAAAGAATGGCTTTCTGTTCCGTGTAATGCGTAATGATTACCAACAAGATACTGTACATGCCTCTATTGAAGAGATTGCAGATGAACTCTTGAAACTATATCCTAAGTATCCTGATTTGAAGTTGGTATAACTTATGATTGCCCTACTGGATGCAGATCAGATTTGTTATTCAGTAGGGTTCACTGTTCAGAACATTGAAGATATCTCTATTGTCAAGATTCGTGTAGACGAATATATTAACAATCGTCTATACAGTCTTGATACTAGGGACTGTGAACTCTACCTTACAGACTCAGGTAATAACTTTCGGTTAGCCATATATCCTGAATACAAAGCGAATAGGAGTCACTTACAAAAACCAAGATGGTTTGCACAGATACGACAGCACATGATCGATGGTTGGGGCGCAGAAGTCATTGATTATTTAGAAGCAGATGATTGTGTAGCAATACGACAGTTCACTTTAAAGCACAACAGCATCTTGGTTTCTGACGACAAAGACTTAGATCAAGTCCCCGGATATCACATGAAGATGTCTTCGTTTACTCAATACGAAGTAACGAAAGAACAATCTATTCGTAACCTGTACAAACAACTTCTTACCGGAGACAGGATAGATAATATCCCCGGTATACCATATGTAGGTCCAAAGAAGGCAGAGAACATTCTGTCTCAGTGTGGATTCGATCCTGAACATTTATATAGGATGTGTCAATGGCACCGTGCAAAGACATCGAACAACTTATTCGAAACTATGAACAGAGACTTAGTATGCTTACGGATGCTCCAGACGGAATCGGAGTACGAGACTGTTCACCAAGCGATGAAGGACAATACACCAATGAAAATCATGGAACTTCTGTAGATGAAACTACATAACATTCCTGAAGATATAGAAGAATTTCTACATACTACCCAACTTGAAGTACAGAAAGAGTTTCTAGAAATGTCAAAACAAATCTCAATGTCTCGAAAAGAGTTCCAGTTCCTTGCAGATGTAGTTAAGAAGTGGTATGCCTCTGCAGTAACAGAAGAAGTTCCCGGAGTGATCTGGGCAGAACAGTTGCTTGTAGAAGAACTAAAGTCTCGCTGTAAGAACTTCAATCAAAGTATTTGGGATGTTTACGTAGGATATGAGTGGGTTAAGAATGTAAACTTCGTACCTGAACAACAGAGTCACTTGGAACTAGATCATGAAGATCAGTAATCAGTATGTTCAATACATGGATCATATGGGAGACGATCTGTCTGTAGTTAATGCTGCTAGGGTTAGCTTTGACAAAGAGTCTACTTGGGAATATGAAACAGATTCACACATCCATTTTGCAGAACAAATCTTGTCAGAAAAAGACAAGAAGCTCATCAAGTACTTGGCAGAACACAACCATTGGTCGCCTTTCTCACACAATAGTATTTCGTTCCGTATTAAAGCTCCTATCTTTGTTGCTAGGCAGCTTGCTAAACATCAGGTAGGTGGTGCTTGGAATGAAGTTAGTAGGCGTTATGTAGACTCAGAACCTGAGTTTTATTTTCCTGGTTTTGGTAAATGGCGAAAACGAAGCCTATCAGCAAAACAGGGAAGTGCTGAAGAAGGAGCAACTCTTACACCGTTATATAACGGCCAAGAAGACCTTTGGGCAGACTACGACAATAAGTTTGATCCTGATATTCATGTGAGTGTCGTTGTCGAAGAGTGTCTGAGTTTATATAAAGATTTAGTCACTTCTGGTGTGTGCCCAGAACAAGCACGTATGGTCCTACCACAGAATACTATGACTGAGTGGATTTGGACAGGTTCTCTGTACTTCTTTAGCAGAGTATGTAATCTCCGTTTGGATGAACATACACAGAAAGAAACACAAGAGATTGCTCAACTGATCTCAGATCACTGTTCTACTATGTTCCCTGTTTCGTGGGAGGCTCTGGTTGGAAAGAACTTGTGAGTTTTGTGGAATTGACATCTCCCATAAAAAAAGTAACGCTAGGTTTTGCTGTCGATCACATAAGACAGCAGCATGGAGTAAAGTACGAGACAAACCTAAGGCATATGCTAAAGTAGCTGAATGGAAAAAGAGGAATCCAAACTACATTTCTCCTGGGTATAAAGAAAAACACAATGTTGATTGGAAACAAGAAGTTTCCTGCCTCTGTTGTAATACTGTATTTATGAAGCAAACTCCAGGACAAGTTCATTGTACTAATAAATGTAAGGTGACATATAACAAATTACTTACTAAAATACGATACTATAAAGAACATTATGGAGAGGATATTTGGGAAAAGACTATGGCTAATCCTAGTGCCAGATACAAAGATAAATATAAAATAGCCCGTGAGTTGGGCTATAGGTCAGGACTGGAAGTCTCTTTTGCTTCTTGGCTTAAAGAAAATAATATTGAGTTTGGTTATGAAACAACCAAAGTTAAATTTGTACAGCCAGAGAAGAAAAGAACATACATTCCTGATTTTACAATAGGTACTATCATACTAGAGACAAAAGGAAAGTTTGAGACTAGTGAACGTCAAAAACATCTGTGGATTAAAGATCAATATCCAGACTTAGATATTCGATTTGTGTTCTATGATGAGAATGCTAAATTATCTAAACGATCTAAGACAACGTATGCAGACTGGTGTGAAAAGTATGGATTTAAATACTGCACCTTCAGAACAGGAATCCCAGAAACATGGCTAAACGAGATGAAGAAGTAGTCCATATTATTATCCCAGATGCTCATGCTAAACCGGGCACTAACTATAGACGATTTGTAGCACTAGGAAACTTTCTACATGAACGTATTGCAAAAAATCCGAGAGTATCTTACAAGACTATCGAATTGGGTGACTTTGAAGATATGCCTAGCTTGTCAAGTTATGACAAAGGAAAGCTCTCGTTTGAAGGAAGACGATATAACGACGATGTTGCTGCAGCCGATTTCGCAAGACACTGTGTGTACACGGATATCAACGTCTGGCTCTACCAAAGAGAAGTCCACAAAAAGAAAGTACCAAAAGTAGAACACTTTGCTCTTGGTGGTAATCACTTTGAAGGACGTATCAATCGTTATATCCAAGAGAAGCCAGAGCTGTCTGGGTTTATTACCCACGAACATGCTAACCATAAAGTACATGGTATTCAGTATGTTCCTTTTCTTGTACCAATCGAACTTAATGGTATTCAATATGTACACTATTGGCAACAGAGAGGTACTGGTAAACCGATTGGCACTGGCAAATCACCAGCAACAGTTCTCTTACGAGAAAAACATTGTTCAACAGTAGTAGGACACTCACATGTACTTGATCGCGCTATCCAAACGTCCGGTAATGGCAATCACTTGTTTGCCCTTAGTGCTGGCTGTTATCTTGATCCTGACGAGCAAGAAGATTATGCTGGACAGTCCAATAAAGATTGGTGGAGAGGAATAACAGTTCTACATGATGTACGAGATGGTTTCCCATATGGAGGAGAAGAATACCTCTCTGTAGAACGACTAATTAAGGAGTATACATAATGGCTCTTGATCCAATTACTGCTGCTCTTGATATTGGCAGTAAGTTAATTGATAAACTCTGGCCTGATCCTACACAACGAGATCAAGCTAAACTACAACTGCTGACTCTTCAACAGAATGGAGAGTTGGCTCAAATGACAGGACAATTAAATGTTAATATTGAAGAGGCTAAAAATGCTAATTGGTTCGTGGCCGGTTGGCGTCCGTATATCGGTTGGGTCTGCGGAACTGGCCTTGGATATCAGTTTATCTTTGCTCCTGTTGCTAATGGGCTCTTACATTCTACACAATTTCCCAACTTGGATACTAGTACTCTATTGCAGCTTCTGGTTGGGATGCTTGGTATGGGAGCTCTACGAACGTATGAAAAGTACACCGGAACAGAAGGAAACCGAAAATGACTTGGCAAAACAGCCCATCAACCGGGATGGAACATCCTCAGACGAAACGAACAGAGAACTTACCACTACCATCCCCCGGCCAACAAATCGGTGGTAATCATTACGAGAGCAAAGGCATTCAACCAATCCAATATGCTACTGCAAATAGTTTAGACCTGTTTCAGCATAACGTAGTTAAGTACGTAACTCGTTGGCGAGATAAGGGTGGTATTGAAGACTTACAGAAAGCTAAACACTACTTGGAAATGTACATTGAATGTATTACTAACAACCCCAAGTGGCCGAAAGAATGATATGGCACATACTTTTAACGAACTACTAGAGTGGCTAAAACAACAGGATGAGGTGTATCTTCTGGAGATTCTGAACATTAATTCAGATGAACTTGTTAGAGCTTTCTTGGATAAAATTGAAGAGAAACAAGATGTCCTCAAACGAGAAATCGAGCTTTGACATTTTCATCTTACACCTACCTCCTATAAACCTATACAACATTAATTTTATTGTGGAGAATAAATGCCCAGTACCCGAGCAGAGATCATTACCCGACGAACATATGCACGCCCAAAAGACGACGGCTCATTTGAAACGTGGGAAGAAACAATTGACCGAGTTGTTGGACATCAGGAATGGTTGTGGGAACGAGCGGCGAAAAGGGAGTTGACTGCAGATGAACAGTCTGAACTTAGCGAACTTCGACATCTCCTCCTTGGACGGAAAGTTCTTACTTCTGGACGAACTCTCTGGCTGGGTGGTACAGATATTGCAAAACGACGTGAAGCAAGCCAGTTTAACTGTTCCTTCACCAATGTTGAAACCGTGTACGACGTTGTTGACGTCCTGTGGTTGCTTATGCAAGGATGTGGAGTGGGCTTCCGACCTATCGTGGGTCAACTTAACGGTTTTTTCAAGCCAATCCCTAACATTACAGTAGTACGTTCCACACGAACTGAGAAAGGTGGACATGAAGATAACATCGAAAGTTGGGACGATGCTACAAAAACTTGGACTATCGCTGTCGGAGATAGTGCAGAAGCGTGGGCAAAGTCTATTGGTAAGTTGTTGGCTGGTAAATACCCTGCTGACAATCTCGTGTTGGATTTTAGTGCAATCCGACCAGCAGGTGAACGCCTTAGTGGCTACGGGTGGATCAGCAGCGGCGATGAATCTATTGCTATTGCGTTTCCACAGATCGCCAGCATCCTTAATAAACGAGCTGGTTCTTTGCTTACTCGTATCGATATTCTTGATGTTGTTAATTGGCTGGGTACTATTCTTTCCAGCCGTCGTTCTGCTGAAATAGCATTGTTTGAATATGGGGAACCTGAGTGGGAAGAATTTGCTGTAGCTAAGAATGAATTCTGGGTACGTAACCCACAACGAGCACAGTCTAATAATTCTCTAGTCTTTAACAAGAAACCTGAGCGACACGAACTTGAGCACATCTTCAATCTTATGCAGCAAGCGGGCGGCTCTGAACCTGGATTCGTTAATGGAGAAACTGCACGAAAGCGGGCTCCATGGTGGAAAGGAGTTAACCCTTGCGTTGAAATCCTTCTTGGAAACAAATCCTTCTGCAATCTCACTGAGGTTGACCTCAACAAGTTCCATGGAGATTCAGCAGGTTTACATAGGGCTCTCTATCTTGCTGCCAGAGCAAACTATCGACAAACTTGTGTGAACCTACAAGATGGAATCTTGCAAGAGGCTTGGCATCTTAATAATGAGTTCCTTCGTCTTTGTGGTGTAGGTCTTACTGGCATTAGTACTCGTCCTGATCTGTCTGCTTATGACTACCAAACTATGCAGCGTACTACAACTTCAGCAGCATATGGCATGGCAGATGAGTTAGATTTGCAGAGACCAAAGAACGTTACTTGTGTTAAACCAAGTGGTACGTTGTCTAAGATTATGGACACTACCGAAGGGATTCATAAACCTCTTGGCAAGTACATTTTCAACAACGTAGTCTTTAGCAAACATGATCCAATCGTAACTAAACTACGAGAGGCTAACTATGCTGTTATGGACCATCCGATGGATGCTACAGGTGTTATTGTTACCTTTCCCGTTGCTTGGGACTCGGTACAATTCGATACTTGGAACGGAATGGAAGTTAATCTGGAGTCTGCAATTAACCAACTGGAGCGATATAAACTACTCCAAGTTAATTGGACCCAACAAAATACGTCCAACACTATCTCATACAGTCCAGAAGAAGTTCCAGAAATTATTGACTGGCTCTTGGACAATTGGGAACACTATGTTGGTGTCTCGTTTCTATACCGAACTGATCCTACAAAAACAGCAAAAGATTTGGGTTATCTCTATCTTCCACAAGCAGTAGTCACTAAGGAAGTATTTGATGAATACGTAGCTAAACTACATCCTGTTAATATTTATGATGATACAGGAACGGAGGAGTATTCAGATGCAGAGTGTGCAGGTGGTGTATGTCCAGTGAAGTAAACGGAATGAACATTGCACTAGACTTTGACGGGACTTACACAGAAGCTCCTTGGCTCTGGAATAAGTTTATTGATGATGCATACCTCCAAGGACATGAAGTATACTTGGTAACTTGTAGACCTCCTGACGAATCTAATGAAGTATATGAAGCTCTAGGAGAATATCTACCAGCTCGTAATTTCTTCTTTACTTCTGGGAGGGCTAAACAAGATTACCTACTCAACGCAGCCAAACTAAAAATAGATGTCTGGATTGATAACGAACCAGAATTTATTACGGAGGATAAGTATTAAAATGGTGTTTGGAATTGATTTTATCAGCGGGGTGATGGTAGGACTGGAATTTATTTCAGGACATGAGATTCAGGACATGGATGGAGAACCTGCAAGTTGGGGATTTGCTCTAAATTTGTTTGTTCTTCGAATTACAGGAATCTGTCCATAACATAAATAAGATGGGAGGGAATAAAACCCCTCCCATTTATTACTCAATAGTTATAGTAGCAGTACCAGCACTTTTTAGTTTACTAAAGAAAGCACCAAAGGCAAGGCGACTATTCCCAACGAAATCAGTTCCGGCCCAAGTTGTTCCAAGAAGAATACACCCTTCTGTATCTTTAGAAGTATTTCCTGAATGAATCCGAATCCCTTCGAATCCCGGTACGTCGAGTACATGCGGCATTTCCTTTTGAAATCTATTGCTATAGTCAATCGTAACTTTATAAGTTCCAGTAGGAATAGCAGTAGTTCCAGAAACCTTCCATTTAGATACGTCTACTCCTTCCTGTTCTCGTACTTTATCTTCCAAAGTAAAACACTGATATACGCCATCTACATATAGTTTACCTACAGTATAAGTAGAACCAAACTCAAATCTCTTTACTAGAAGTTCCACAATTTAAACTCCTTCTAACTATATCCAGCCGAAGCGGGGTGGGTGTGGGCGTTAAAAAGCCCGCGTGGGGCGGGCGGGGTGGTTACATCATCAGGAGCTGCGACATCTGCTGGCCGAGAATGCCGTATCCGGCGGCATTTGGATGCAGCGTGTCGTAGTAGTATCCGTTTGTATTCGCCAGATCGTAGCTTTGAAAAATCATCTCTTTATTGATTACCGGGCAATTTTTTTCTGCCGCAATCCGATATATCGC